ACCCGATGGCGCAGCAGATTACTGGCTCGCTTCAAGCGCACATTCTGGAGCATTTGGCCTTCCAGTATCGCCGTGAGATTGAGAAGCAGTTGGGCGTGGCGCTGCCGCCGCTGCCGCAAGATGACGACAGTGAATACGATCTGCCGCCTGATATTGAGGTCAAGCTCTCGCAGGTCTCGGCACTCGCAGCAGAACGTCTGCTCCAGAAGGATCAGGCCGAGGCTCAGGCTCAACAAGCTCAGCAGCAGATGCAGGATCCGCTCATTCAGATGCAGCAGATGGACTTGCAGATCAAGCAAATGCAGGCCCAGACCAAGCAGATGCAAGTGGAGATGGAGGCTCAAGCAAGGCAAGAAGAACTTCGGCTCCGCCAGCAGAAAGATCTGTTGGATGCGGCTGCGAAGGAGGACGAGCTTCGGCTACGCGAGGCGGAGATCTCTGGGCGGCAGCAGCTTGAGGCAGCACGCTTGGGTTCAGACATTGAGAAGCACAAGGCGCAAGAGGCCAACAGGCAGCAGCTTGAGGGGACGAAACTCGGCGTCGAGATTGCTAGAGATAAGGAACGCTCACTTGTTGAGCGCGTAAGAAGTGTACAGCCGGGCAAAACGCCTGAGAGGTAATCAATGGGGTACTCAAACGCTCTGGAGTATTTGGAAACAAAACTCAAAGAAGAGCGCACATTAATTGTAGAAAACCTGATCCAAGGCAAGTTGGACGAGGGTGAATACAAACGACTTTGCGGGGCGTTACAGGGTCTCGACCTCGCTTGCAATCACATTAAAGACCTTGCAAAGAGGATAGATGAAGAATGAGCAGCATAGACGTTGAGAAGACACAACAGGAGGCGGCGAAAGCCAAACTCCTGCCAGAACCCAAGGGCTACCGAATCTTGTGTGCTGTGCCACACGTAGAGGAGGAGTTTGAGGGGGGGCTGATCAAAGCTGAGGACACCAAACGAGTCGAGGAGCAGACCACCGTGGTGCTGTTCGTCGTCAAACTGGGTGACCTTTGCTACAAGGACAAGGACCGGTTCCCCAACGGCCCGTGGTGTAAGGAAGGCGATTTTGTCCTCACCCGTCCTTATTCAGGCACCCGCGTGGTTATCCACGGTCGGGAGTTCCGCATCATTAATGACGACACGGTTGAAGCGGTGGTCGAAGATCCCCGTGGAATCCGCAGAGCGTGAGGTAAAACATCATGGCTATTGAGCGCGAGGAATATAGGTTCCCTGACGAGATTACAGAAGAAAAATCTCAAGCAAATCAAGACGATAGCGATACTATCGAAGTACAGATTGAAGACGACACCCCGCCAGAAGATCGGGGTCGTAAACCCCTCCCTAAAAATGTAGTGGAGGAACTAGAAAACGATGACCTAGACGAGTATTCCGAAAAGGTCAAAAAGCGCCTCGGGCAGATGAAAAAGGTCTGGCACGATGAGCGTCGTGAAAAAGAACGTGCCCTGCGTGAACGTGAAGAGGCTCTTAAATTTGCTCAAGCCCGTGAGCAAGAGATTAAACAGCTAAAGCAGCGTATTGGGCATAACGAACAGGCGTTTCTTAAAGAAGCGGAAAAGTCGGCTACGACAGATTTGGCCGTTGCCAAAGACCGCTTGAAACACGCATATGAGTCCGGGGATGGAGAGCAAATTGCAAATGCTCAGGAAGCCTTGACGGACGCAAAACTTAAATTGCAAAACATTGCCCGTGTAAGACCCACTTTACAACAGGCAGAAGAAAGAGTAGAACCGGTCCAACAGGTAAAGGAATCATACGATCCCCCTGAGCCAGCCCCGGATCCAAGAGCCGTGGCTTGGCGTGAAAGGAATGGATGGTTTGGTTCAGACGAGGAAATGACCGCCCTCGCACTTGGCCTGCACGAAAAACTGGTCCGGTCTGGTGTAGATCCTCGTTCCGACGAGTATTACCGCCGAGTCGATGAGACTATGAGGAAACGCTTTCCTGAAGCATTTGACGATGCCGAAGAGGAAGAGAGACCTCAAACGAAGCAGGCCCAAAAACCTGCTCGCACAAAACCAGCCAATGTAGTGGCTCCAGTTACGCGGAATACCGCGCCGCGTCAGGTCCGCCTGACACCGACTCAAGTTGCGATAGCCAAAAAGCTTGGCATCAGCAATCAAGAGTACGCACAAGCAATGATTGAAATGGAGAATGCAAATGGCTGAGAACAGACTCGCACGCGAAGTCGAGAACAGAGAATCCACGCAACGGAAGATGGCGTGGACCCCGCCTCAAACGCTCCCTGAGCCGGAGCCGGAAGATGGCTGGGTATTCCGCTGGATACGGACCAGTATTATGGGTCAAGCAGATCCCTCTAATACGTCTGCAAAGTTTCGGGAAGGTTGGGAGCCTGTAAAGGCCGAAGACCAGCCCAAGTTGATGATGCAAGCCGATCCGAATAGCCGATTTAAAGGCAATATCGAAATCGGTGGGTTGTTGCTCTGCAAGGCTCCAGCCGAGCTAATGAAGCAGCGTGATGATTATTACGCCAAGCAAGCACATGCTCAGTTGCAGTCGGTAGACAACAACTTTATGAGGCTGAACGACGAACGTATGCCGCTCTTTAGCGAGAGAAAGACATCGGTCTCGTTTGGCAAGGGCAAATAACTTATTTTGGAGTAATCAATGGCATATCCTACTGTTGACAAGCCGTATGGCTTGAAGCCGATCAATTTGATCGGTGGGCAGGTGTTTGCCGGGGCGACTCGCCAGCGTCGTATTGCTTCCGGTGCTTCCAGCATCGGTTACGGCGATCCGGTTCAGTTGACCTCAAGCGGCACCATTGCTGTTTCTACCTCTGACACGACGGCTCCGACCGCTGGCTTTGCCGGTGTGTTTTTGGGCTGTAACTACGTGTCCTCTGTGACGGGTCAGCCGACCTACTCGCAGGCTTGGATTTCGGGCACGGCGGTGAAGTCGGGCACGTACATTAATGCGTACGTGGCTGATGATCCGAACACCCTGTTCAAGGTTGTGGGCGTGACGGCCTCGCTCGTGGTTTCGACCACTGGCGGGTTTGTGTATGAAGATATTGGCACCAATGTTGAGTTGGTCCCCAATACGCTGAATACGACGACCAATGACTCGCAGCAGGGCGTGAGAACCGGCTCTGTGGCGACGACTCGTTCGCTGCCGATGCGTATCGTTGATGTGGTCGAAGACACGGCGTTTGTTTCGAGCAACACTACCTACTACCCCGAAGTCATTGTTAAGTTCAATGCCCCGTATACCACGGGTGTTTCGGGTGTGATTGAAGGTGGTCACGCTTACAACAACCCGCTCGGCATTTAATAGGGGAGTTCTAAGAAATGGCTATTTCACGTGCACAATTACTTAAGGAACTCCTGCCGGGTTTGAACGCCCTGTTCGGCCTTGAGTACAAGACCTATGGTGAGGAGCACAAGGAGATCTACGAGACTGAGACCTCCGAGCGTTCCTTTGAAGAGGAGACCAAGCTTTCTGGTTTCAGCGCCGCTCCGGTGAAAGCCGAAGGTGCTGCGATTGCGTATGACAACGCGCAGGAAGCGTGGACTGCTCGCTACAGCCACGAGACCATTGCTCTCGGCTTCTCCATCACGGAAGAGGCGGTTGAAGACAACCTGTACGATTCGCTGTCCAAGCGATATACCAAGGCGCTCGCCCGAGCGATGGCGTACACGAAGCAGGTCAAGGCGGCGTCTGTCCTGAACAACGGCTTTTCGGCCAGCTACGTTGGTGGCGACGGCAAGGCTCTGTTCGCGGCGGATCACCCGCTTGTTTCGGGCGGCACCAACAGCAACCGTCTGACGGCCTCTGACCTCAACGAGACTTCGCTTGAGGCGGCGGTAATTCAGATCGCTGGTTGGACCGACGAACGTGGACTCCTGATCGCGGCGAAGCCCGGTAAGCTCATCGTGCCCCCGGCATTGATGTTCACTGCCAAGCGTCTCCTCGATACGGAACTCCGTGTTTCAACCGCCGATAACGACATCAACGCTCTCAAGGCGATGGGGTCGATTCCCGGTGGCTACACGGTGAACCACTTCTTGACCGACACGAATGCGTGGTTCCTGACCACGGACGTTCCGAACGGCATGAAGCACTTCGTTCGTACCCCGCTCCAGAACAGCATGGACGGAGATTTCGACACCGGCAACGTCCGGTACAAGAGCCGCGAGCGTTATAGCTTCGGCTGGTCGGATCCGCTCGGCATGTTCGGTTCGCCGGGTTCGTCCTGATAGTTCTTTGGTGAGCTAGCTGGAATTGGGGGGTCACAGGTTCCTAGAGGCTTGTGGCCCCTCTTTTTTGGTGTTATACAGTCGTTCATCGGGAAAAATTGCTTATCAGACAGCCCCGACTGACGACATGCAGACTGATAAGCACAACTCGCATGTGAGGTAATTTGCAATGGGTACTACTACTTTTTCCGGCCCGGTCGTTTCTCAGAATGGTTTTGTGGGCGCAGTTGATTCTGCTTCTGCCACGATTACTAATCTGACCTGCACGACCCTGACCATCGGCAGCACTAAGCTGACCACGGGTTCGGTTTCAGGCACGGTATCGGTTCAGACCGGACGTATTCCGGTTCTCATCGGCAGCACCACGCTCTACATCGGTTTGTACGCCAGTCTGGTCCCGTAAGATTTCGTGGGGGGCGTAAGCCCCCTTCATCCATTACAGGAGACTCAGAATGGCAATGCAAACAGATGTCTTAGCCAGTAAGGTCCGCACCGATGCGGGCCAGATGCTGGACCAAAATAGCCTCGTTATTGGTCGTGCCCGTGTGAAGGCGATTTATATCGTCCCTGACTCGGGTGCTGGCACCGTGACGTTTATTGACGGCGGTGCAAGTGGTGCCACCAAGATTGTGGTGAATACCAAGGCAAGTTCAACTTCTGCGGATTACATCCTGATGCCGGGTGAAGGGCTACTTTTCCAGTCTAACATCTACATCGTTCCGTCAGCCGTTATCTCCACAATGGTGATTTATGGCTAAAACTCCGGCTTGGCAACGTGCCGAAGGCAAGAATCCCAAAGGGGGTTTGAATGCCAAAGGCCGTGCTTCCTATAACCGGGCTAATCCCGGTAAGCCGGGGTTGAAGGCTCCGCAGCCTGAAGGCGGTCCCCGTAAGAAATCATTCTGTGCCCGAATGTCGGGAATGAAGAAAAAGCTTACGAGCGCCAAGACTGCGAACGACCCCAACTCCCGTATCAATAAATCCTTACGTGCATGGAAGTGTTGAGATGGAAATGCTCGTTTGGAATATGGTTCTTACGGGAATCGTTGCGGTGTTGGGCTTTGTGGTTAAGGAAAAGTTTGCCGAGCTTCAAAGGCTCGGCATCTTGCTAAATAAGACTCGGGAAGAGGTTGCGCGTGATCACATCACCCGTGCTGAAGTCCGAGAAGATATGAGGCAACTAATCGACAGATTGGAGAAGTTGGATCAGAAGATCGACCAACTGATAAAAAATGCCAAGTAAATCCGGCAAACAGCACAGATTGATGGCAGCGGTCGCTCATAACAAAGCGTTCGCTAAAAAAGTCGGCGTCCCGCAATCCGTGGGGCGTGAATACGTCAAGGCCGACAAAGGCCGCAAATTCAGGAGTAAATCCAAGTGAAAGAGTCCAAGGCAATGATGAAGAAGGAAGTGTCCTTTATGAAAAAGAAGGGCGCTCCGAAGTCCATGCTGAAGCACGAAATGGCTGAGATGCGTGGCATGAAGAAAGGCATGAAGAAGATGTCTGGCGGCGGTTCGGCTTCTAGCCGTGCTGACGGCATTGCCAGCAAAGGTAAGACCAAGGGCAAGATGGTCAAGATGATGGGCGGCGGCTACTGCGGCTAATTGAGGCGATCATGAAACGTAAAATGCGGAAATTTGAAATGGGAGGCCCGACTAACTACGCCGAATCTGGCGGCGGTGGCGGGGCTGAAATGAGCTTTAGTCAAGCCTTCAAAGCCGCACGCGCTGTGGCTAAGAGAGAAGGCCGCGACCCGGACAAGGAGCAGTTCACTTGGAAGGGTAAGAAGTACAAGGCAGAGATGGGCGGCGGCAGTAAAGCCTCTGCTCCGTCTCGTGTAACTGAAACCAAAACTACTACCGAAGTTGAGACACCTGCTTCAAGCGGCGCTCGTTCTGGCGGTCGTGGCAGCAAGCCGGGTTCGGCTAAGGTTGGTACGGGGCGTTCCGATGACCCGACTTCCAGTTATATGGACCGTGTGCTTTCTCCGTTCAAGCGGCTGACGGGCGGCAATCTTTTTGGTCAGCGTGAAGTTGAGCGCGTTGCCAAAGGTGCTGGCGTAGGTACGGAAGAGGCTCGTCGCAGACTGCGCGAGGCTGGCATGTACCGTGGCGGCAGCGTCAAGAAGATGGCTGGTGGCGGCTCGGCTTACTCCTCTGCGTCCCGTCGCGCTGACGGTATCGCTAAGAAAGGTAAAACCCGAGGTCGGATTATCTAACTATGAATCGCATCCCTAAGTACACCGCTGGGATGTTTAAAAAGAAGATGCCTCGTTTCGGGGCGTCTTCGATTCGTATGCCACGTATGCCTAAGCCGCGTGTGAAAAAGTTTCAGGACGGCGGAAAAGCCGAAGTTGAAGAAGTAATTATCTCGCCTGAAGCAGGGCAAAAAGAGTACGCCGAACTGTTTGCTAGATCAGAACGCAACAGAAAGGCAAGAGAACTTCAGCAGAGCAAGGATCTTGTTAATCGCTATCTTGCGGAAAGCAAGAAGGCTGAAACAGCCAAAGCGAAAGAGAAGACCAATAAAGATGCGTTGAAAAAACAATTCGACGCTTACATGGAAGAGCGGAAAAGACAAGAGGACGCCGCTGCAACTAAGTATATGCAGGAGATGAAGCGCGGTATCCGCACGGCTCGTAGTGGCGGAAAGATGGAATCCTCCCGCCGAGGTGACGGCATCGCCAAACGCGGTAAGACGCGAGGTAAGTTCGTATGATGGCCTCACGCGGCATGGGCGCGATTGCGAAGAACAAAATCCCCCGTGCCAAACGGCGGGGGGACAATAAGCCTGTGATTGGCACGGGCAAGCCGATTAAGACTTTCAGCAAGGGCGGAGAGTCCAAGGTCAACGAGGCCGGTAACTACACCAAGCCCGGTATGCGGAAGAGCCTGTTTGAGTCCATCAAGTCTCGGGCTGTGCAGGGCACCGCCGCAGGGCAGTGGAGCGCAAGAAAAGCTCAGTTGCTGGCTAAACAGTACAAGGCCAAGGGCGGAGGCTATCGCGGATGAAAGCCCCCCAGCAGTCGCTCAAGGCTTGGACTCAGCAGAAATGGAGGACGAAGAGTGGTAAACGATCTTCTGACACGGGTGAAAGGTATCTACCAGAAGCTGCGATCAAAAGTCTCAGCCCTCAAGAATACGCTCGTACAACGGCTGCAAAGCGACGAGGCAAAGCCCAAGGCAAGCAGTTCGTCCCGCAGCCCAAAGGCATCAAAGAAAAAGTAAGGCCGCATCGTAAGAGAGGGATGTGATGACCGAACCGACCGACATTGAGATGTTCAAGGCGCAGGTTCAGGCTGAGTTGAATCGGCTTGAGGCGCAGTCGTCTGCTAAAGATGTTGCCGGTAAAGCCATCGGTAAGGACGGTCTGAAGTACATCACGGTGATCGTGGTCATCGGCGTTCTGTCCAGTCTTGCTTTAGAAGGCGAGAAGATTGCCGCTGTGATGGGCTTGTTGGGTGCATCCTTGACAGCTTTGATCTCCATGCTTAATGGGATTGCAGGTACGGCAGAGAAGGAAGAGAAGCCTGAGTTTGAGGTTATCAAGGAACTCATTACCAAACTCGACAAGCTGGATCGTAAAGAGCAGCCGATGCGGGTTGATGTCGAAGGCGACCACGTAACCGTCACTAAGGGCGATGATGTCGTCACGGCGAGGAAGTAATGACCTACAAAACCACAGCAACGACGGACTTCAACCTTGATCTCAACACGATCATCGAAGAAGCTTTTGAGCGTTG